GTACAAGTTATGTTGTCTTCTCCGTTATTTAGACAAGCCGTAGCCTTTACATAAACCCGGCCGCCTACTTCTATTACCTCATCGCTTAACATTAAAGCAAAGCCGTACTTATGGCAAATGGGTTTTGCAGCTTCGATAATATCTTCTGCACTTCGGTACTTGTATTTAGCAAAAGCATTAAATTGGTTCTTAGGTGCTTTTAATTCCTGTTGTATTTTTATTAGGCTCATAATTAATAGTTTAAAGTTAAGACAATTCTTACGTTTCCTTTTCTACAATGAAACCAATTATTTTCTTTGATATAATCGAACTCATACCCTAATACATTTAGATCATTCATTAAGGAACTTGTTACCCACCCTTGTAGTATTATGTCGCAAGATCGAACTTCAATAGAATAAAATTTGTTTAAATTTATACCTAAGTTTAATAAGTTTTGTATTTGATTATCCATTGTTATTTGTTTTGAGTGTCTATTGAATAGTGTTCTAAAATTTCGATAATAGGTTCTTGTCTTTTCTTTAGGCTTAAAAAATACTCGTAAGCCTGAGAATATTCCAAGTACATACTTGCGCTATCATATTTGTTATCTACTAAAGTGTAGTAGAAAATAGTGCCGTCTGGCTTAGTTTCTTTTAAAAATTCAATCTTCATATAATTCGTTTTTTAAAAGTTCAAGTTCTGCATTGTTTTCAACCCAACGAGTGAAGGTGTAATCATCATCTTCGTAATCGTAGTTTTTAGGCAGTAATTTTGGGTCATACGGGTTTTGTGTACTGCTCCCGTCTTGCAGTAAGATAGTGCCAAATCTCTCGAATTGGAACTTCTGGTAGTTGGTTAAATGTGTCATTTGTGTTTTGTTTCAACAAATATACTACAATTAACAATACAAAGTGTAAAATTATATAAATTATTTTTGCAACAATGATGCAAATAATGGGTTTTACATAGGACAAAAACACGTATTAATGTGCATTTTATAGCACATTATGTCAAAAAATAGTATGTAATGATGGTAATTACCGACTTAATTGCACTTTAGATTGTGCAGTTTATTACCAATTATGTACGCCAGAACGTACAAAGTCGGAAGTAAAATGCAGCCAAAAGTAGTAGTATTACTACCTTTTATAGTAACTTTTGGAAGTAAAGTTTGTCAGAACCCCCGTATGAATACTCCGGTAGGTAAAGCCTAAACCCACACGAAATAAGGTTATTAGCTGAAGGGAAGTTGTCTAAGGTAGTGTAAGTAATAGCTATATGGCAAAAAGTAGAAGCAGCTTTGAGCCGGGTCTTAATCATTCGCCTTTGTATGCCTTGCCCTCTATGTGATTTTTTAACCCAAGCCCTGTTAAATATGCAGATGCCTTTGGAATAAATAGAGCCACAATAAGCTACTATCTCGCCTTCATCAAGCATAACCCACCACTCCCGGTTGAACTGAAACTCATCTCCGCAACCCTTAAAGTTTGGGTTGTTATAGTCTAGTTCTTTTAGTTGCTCGTAGGTTTCTCGGTGTAAGATATTACCGAAGCTAAATATCTTTTTGAGGTGCATTGGTTAGTAATAGTTTTTTTAAGTATAGTGCTAAATCTAAAGCCTCTTCGTAAGCGTGTTGCAACCATTCGTCTTGGCTTAAATCGGTTCTATCCATTGTAGTTCCGTATTCCTTTAAGCCTCTTACTTCTCTTGCTTGTAAATCTTTTATTGTTTGGTCAAGTATTTTACTCATTACAATATTTTATATTTCTAAATATTTAAGAATAAATTGGTATGTTTTTATAGAAAAAATAAACATCATAATACATAAAATTATTGGTCCTGCAATATGTGGGTAAAAATATAAAGATAACATTATTAATGGTATTCCTATAAATATAGATATTGTTATTAAGAATGCTTTTAATTTATTTTTCATATTTTGTTCTGTATTATTAATTTTTATTTGTCTGTTTTGCTATGTATCTTAAAACAAGTCTTACACTTATATAAAATCTTCTTTACTCCTGTTGCGGTTGTGCGCCTCATTTGTATTGTTATCTCATCGCTGCCACACTCAGGGCAAGTGCCTCTATCCTGACCGAATATAACTCCGTAATGCGTTTTCGGTTCTATATGGTTTTTAAGTGCGTTAAATACCTGCTCCAATAAAACCACATCCTTCTGGCAGTACTTAATCATTTTAGCCATAGCTACTTTATCCTTATGCAGAACAATGTCCTTCCATAAACTATATTCTGTTTTAATCTTAGTGCCAATGCCTAAATAGTCAGCAATATAGTTAAGCTTGTTGCTATTAAATCTAAACTTTTGACGAGCTACCTTTAACGTGTCAATAGTAACGTACTTAGGGAACATCTCAATGCCGTGAAACAAGCAGCGTGTTCTTATCCACGCTAAGTCGAACTTATCTCCGTTGTGTCCTACTAACTCCGATGCGGTGTTTGCTACTTCTATAAAACTTTGTAGCATTCGTTTGTCGTTTTGTTTGCTATCCCATTGTAAGTGGTAAACCTCTTTTTCGTCTTCCCATTTATAGCAGATGCAAATGATAGCACGTTCTTGAATTATGCTGTCAGCAGTTACATTAAGTTTATATCCGGCAGACCAGAAAAAGCCAACGTTTGGCGAAGTTTCGATGTCAAAGAATAGTCGTTTGCGTTTTGATTTTAGCATTGTTTATTTTTGGCTGAATTTATCTATTGTAGTAGTACCCATCGCAGCTATGCAAATAACCATAACGGCATCTACAAGTTTATCCGAAGGGGCAATCTCTTGATGCGTAAAGCTATTAGCTAATAAGGTAACACAAATAAATAAAGCCGATAGTAAAGCAATAACACGCTTTGTAGATACGCTACCTCTTTCGTCTGCTAATAAATTGGCTAACCATTTCATAGTATATATTTTATTTTAGTAAAGAATTGAATAAAGCAAATTTTGTTAATCTGTCTTCAAGTCCGTGAGTTCCCCCATTGATGCGCTTTGTAAGAGCAATTACATCTTCTTTGTCAGCACCGCCATCGCAGATTTTCCATAGGTTGTTTTTCTCAAAAAAGAATGCAGCCGACATCAAAGGGAATTTTGTAGCTACTAAATCTGGGTTAGCTAAAATATCATCTGCAACCGATTTGTCAAACTGCGTGTAATTATCTTTACCCGTTAATTGAATATAGCCGCGACCTCTAAATTTCCACCCGTCCCCACTTGCTTCGTCTCCGTTACCCATTCTTGAACTGTAAACTCTATTGGCTATCTTCTCAGGCTTCCTTTCAAAAGCAAGTGCAGAAGCATCGTCTTTAAAATACTTGCCAAAAATAGACCTTAAACCTTTAGCACTATAGTTAAGATTTTCCGTAAATACTTTGAAGTTTCCGCTTTCGTGTGCGCATTGAGATAAAAAATGTGCTAACCTAATATTACTATTTAAGCCAAACTTTGCTTCAATATCTGGTATTTGTTCTAATACGTTTGCAGGTATCTTTGTCTTAATTGCTTCTAAATTCATTTTAATTTATTTGAGAGTATAAAAATAATGTTAGCATAGCGAATAGAACTGAGTTAAGCCTGTGAAGTTTTATTTCAAAATCTACTGCCTTCTCGTACTTCTCGTAGATAGCTATGTTTTTATAATACCTATTACGATAGTCGTTTAACGTATCGTTTACTATTTTATTGCGTTGGGTAAGGGTGTCTTTTAAAGTGAGTAGATCAATGCGAAGGCTATCCCTTGTTTTGATGTTTGCCCTTAGTAAGCTATCAATACGGGCTTCTCTTAATGTAACTAAATTGCTCACGCTATCAAACGCAGCGTTTATCTTTTCGCCTTCTGCTTTACTAATAACAATCTTATCTTCGCCACCTATCTTCTTAACGTATTGGGCGAAGCTGAAACTTGGTGCTATTAGTATCAACAGAATTAGCGGAGTCCAATTTAGCCTTAACTTCATTTAGTTCCGTTTTTAATTCTTTAACTTCTTGCTTTAAAGTAACTATAGTTTCAACTGTCTTTGTAATTACCTTCTTGTTATCCTCAGATGCCACACCCTGCACCGCTTCACTTTGCACCTGGCTTTCTTTTACTTTGTCTTGCAACTCTTTGATTTTATTATCGGTTTTAGTTCCGCAACCTATCAAAGCAACCAATAATAAATAACGCATTACTTAAAGCTTTTAAGTGCCTTTAGGTCTACTGCCATTTCCAAACGAGCCGTACTTGCTGCGTTGCTGCTATCACTTTTGCGCACCATTTCATACAAAGCCCCTATCTTATCGTCTTGCTTTTCGTTACGCTTTGCATTGTCTATATACAAGTAACTAATACCGCATATACATAAAAATAGCATACCAACAACAGGGTTCTTGCTAAACTCTTTGAATGAAATCGGTAACGGGTTAGTCGATACGTTTACGCTTCTTGCTGCTTTTGTCATATTATTTTCTTTTCCAAAAGAATAAGATTAGCGTTATTATCAATATAAGCGCGATTAGAGCCTTATAAAATTCGCTAAAGGACTTATCCTTAGTTTTAGTTATCTTCGAAATTTGGGTACTTTCTGTGCGATTGAGAGCCATTGAGTCCGTTTTGGTCTGCTTACTATCTGTCTGCTTCTCTTTTGTACCCCTTGTATATGTCTCGGTGTACTTAGGAATTGTTATCATACTATCCTTAGTAACCCACAAAGTATCGTAGTAAGTAATGGTTTTGGTAAAATACTCTTCCTTTTCTACTATTTTAGTTACGCTATCTAAAACGATAACACGCACCGAGTCAAATGTTTTAACAACTGTGCTATCTAATTTATCGGTAGCCTTCTTAACTGAGGCGCACGAAGTAAGTAATAAGGCTAAAAGTATTAATCTCATTTAAGCTTTTTGGTCATTTTGTAATAGTAACGGATAGCCATACCACCAGAAACAATAGCCACCAAACTCGCAATCAATGTGAATAGTGGTTGAATATTTGTAATGCTAATTGTAGCACTAATTAAAGAAACGATTGTTGATTGGTCTGCTTGGTGGTTATTTGCCATTATAGTTCTTCTTCTTCTTGTTTGTTAAATTCTACGCCAGTTACCCAATCTTGTAAGAATGTAAAGTCCTCAAGGTTTGCTGGGTTCACTACGTTAATTATTTGAAAATCAAATTCTTTATCATTTAAAGCCTCAATGTCTTTAGTAAGTTTCTTGATGCCTTCTTTTGAGAATTTGTACTCCCCTTTGTCCGTAAGCAATAAGCAGTCCTTTTCGTCGGTACTCGCATTGTCTAAACGTAAAATCTCAACTTCGGCTTGGTATGCTTCGTGATGTGGTTTTACTTTGTTGTAAATCTGCACTAACTTCTTTTGCGTTTTTGTTTCCTGACTTCCGATAACTGCGTTAAGGTTTGCTACTAATTGTAATAGGTCTTTGTTTTTCATACGTTGTTTTTTATTTGTAAAGATATATTAAGGATTTTGGAATGGCAAAGGCAAACTTACAATTTTAGGATTGATTTGATCTGCAATCTGGCTATCTAAGTTCTCGTCTAAAGATACTTGGTCAAGTCCTGCTTCTAACCAACCGCATACCATTTCGTAGGTAACTTGGTCATAAGGTACGAAGTCGGCAGGGTTAGGAGATGGAACGCTTAAAGTACCATAAACCTCTGCAAAGTATGTTTTATCGTTTTCTACTTGCTCTGCTTGGTATCTCCAATGTATTACGCAGATTACGTCTGTTAAACCTTCTGCATCTTTAGGGTAACTGTCTAAAGAACTAACTACCCATTTGTAAGTTGTTGCCATTTATTTATTTTTTAAAGTGTCTAATTCTTGTTTAAGTTCTTGAATTGCTTTAATAAGAGGTACTACTATGTTAGCATATCTTACGTTTTCTACCTGACCAGTTCTATCTTCATTTTCATAATCTGCTAAAAATGTAGATACTTCTGCTACTTCTTCTGCTATCAATCCTAAAAATTGAATATCAGCTTTATCGTAGTAATCTTTTTTATATTTGAATGTTCTTGGTTTTAATGCTAAAATTGTATTTAAACCATTACCATTCCAATCTTGGATATTGTCTTTAAATCTTTGTGAAGATGCAGTTGACCTTTCTAATGAACCACCAGAAGTAACTATTAGATTTGCTAAACTTGCACTTGTATTATTGTAAGGAGATGATGAAGCCGTACCTGTAAAAAATGCTCCATCATTTCTTATTCTTAATAAAACTGTAGAAGCTGAATTTTCAAGATATATAACATTATTTGAAGAAGTTGCATCAACTGCAACTGCGTGTAATCTACCACTTGTCGAACTTGTACCTATAGCTACGTTACCGCCACTTGTTATGCGCATACGTTCGGTAACAGAATAACTTGAATTTGTGCCACCGGTTCTAAATATGTGATTATTATTTGAAGCACTTGAAGCACCGGCAATATCGTGGTAAAAACCTGCTCCATCAGTACCCATTGCAATCTCTTGTGCAGAACCTGTCTTTTTTAATATGTATGCAGTATCTCCAACATTATTACCATTTAAGGTTAATATTCTTGCCCACCCAATAGATGATGTAGGAGTTTCGCCTATACCTACGTTACCGACATTAGTTATAGTCATTCTTGTACCAAAACTTCCTGAGTTATTAGTTCCAAAGAATAACTGACCGCTTGTTGAACTTAATTGGTCATATTGTATTTGTGCATTTATGTTTGTATTACTACTATCTAAAAAGTTTATATTTCTTGTTACCGCTCCTTGTAAAATTAAGTTTCCACTTGCCGTTACACTACTACCTGCTACAATAGCAGCACTTGCATAAATATTCCCTTCTACGTTTACTAAGAAACCTGCTCCGTATGCCGATGTTCTGCCTACGCATAATTCACCATTAGCCGTTAACGTCATAGCTTGGGTAAAGGATATAGCGTTACCTGCCGTTCCTGAAGGAGCTTGATACCAAATATATTTACCTGCATCTTGGGCGTATATTGTAGCTAACCCATTTGCTAAATACTTAAAAGTTCCATCACTATAAGCATTTTGCCCAAAATAGATATATGAAGTTCCATCAGAGCCTAAAAATCCTCCTTGATATTGTGCTACTTTATAACCACTCGCCCACGCACTCGGTGTAACTCCTAATCCTAAATTGCCTGAAGCGTCAATCCTTACCCTTTCTGAACCATTTGTATTAATTGAAAAAACATTATCAGCAGGGTAACCAATACTTGCTCCAATAGATACACCTTGCCTACCTAATTCTATTATTGTCCCGTAACTTGCTTGTCTTAAAAATCTTGCTACTGGTATATTTAAAGCACCTTGAACATATAACTTTGCATCTGTTTGTGCGGTAATACCAATACCAACATTAGTTCCGTCATCAAATATTTGACTATCCCCTATTGTACTTGCACCTGTAAACTTAGGTAGGTAGTTAGTAGTACCTGTACCTGTTACCGGATTGGTTAAAGCGTTTTGCTTTGAATTAAACGTAGTCCAATCGGTGCTTGATAATAAACCTTGCTGAGAACCACTTGCAGTAGCAATAGCTAAAGTAATAGTTCCACTTGTTGTAATTGGTGTAGAGCCAATAGTTACTCCGCTTGTTGCAGAAGATAAGCCTACCGAGGTTACCGAACCCGTGCCGTATGATGTGCTATCTACACTACCATCGGCTTTTAAAAACTCCGAAGATGTACCGCCCGACTTAACTAAAGTAGTTGCGTTTAAAGTGCCTATGATTGTCGCAGCGTTACCCGAACCGCTTGTCTTGTTTATGTATAAGCCTTCGCCATTACCACCCTTTGTAATATTTAAAGCAATACCACTACCGCTTGAATGTGTTATACCAACAGTATCGCCACTACCAGAACTTGAAAAAGTACCTTTAGCAGCAATTAAAGTATGCGTTCCTAAATCTAAGTTAGCAGTTGCGCCCGTGTACGGAACGTAACCAGTTGCACTTGCACCACCAATGTCGCTTAATAACTCAGCACCCGTTCTGTATTTAATAACTCCGCTATCACTTACTAAAAATCTATCTGTGTCAGTAGTAGCGTTTGGTATGTTGTTAATCTGTACTCGCCCATCTCCCCACACATAAAAGTAAACGCTTGAACTACTTACGTCTTCAATTCTAAAAGCAATATCGCTTGCATTACTACCTGCGGCAATTAAAACTCCATAAGAGCGACCTGTTGTTGGATTTCCGTTAAATTGACAAGAGAAAAAGTCCGCAGTTGCGTTAAGGTTTGTAATAGTAATTCCTGTATCTAAAATATTACTATTAACAATTTCGCCACTTGTAGAACTCCATTTAGTAAGCCTGTTTGCAGTTCCGCTACCTGAAACTAAAGAAGTAGGAAAGTTAGCAAGTGTACCATTACCACGAATGTATTGTGATGTAGTACCGCTAAATGCTAAAGCTAAAGTTCCCGATGTTGTTAAAGGGCTACCAGATACGCTTATCGCATCGCCACCAACTGTTAATGCTACGCTTGTTACTGTACCAACCGCACCGCTTGAACGCTGCCAAATACTTCCTGAATAGATCACATAATCGCCAACCGCAAAAGTAATCGCACCAGCTCCAAAGTTTACTGTTCCTGCTACATTACAAATATAAACATCTCCCGTGTCTCCTGTTCCGTTTGCAAGTGTAGGGGTGTTAGTAGATGCGTTCCAAGTTCCTTTGTATTCCATAATAGAACTCGGCAACTGACTTATAGGAACCTTACCGCCACTATCTAAAGAAGCATAACCATTAGCGTTGCCCTTCTCACTTCTTAATTGATAAGTATCTAAAAGTGCTTGTGAAGGGAATACTTCTACATAAGCCGAACCACTCCATAAGTATAGTTTCTGCGTGTCTTTAGCGCAATAGATAACGTTAATATCGCCCGTTGCAGGGAACGAAGCTAAGTCAGTATAAAACGAAACTGCACCGCTAAATATAGCCCCTAATTGTGCAAGTGTAATCTTCTTACTTACTCCACTAATCGGGTCTCCTATAATAGTTAAATCGGTACTAACTGGCGCTAACTCGGTAGCTAATTGGTTAATTTTTTTGCCTATCATTCTGTATAGTTATAGATGCTCGGAACCTGGCATCTGTCATTTAAGTAAGGTAATTCCATTGTAATATCAATCTTAACTCCGGCAAGATAGTCGGGGTCGCTCTCGGTAAAATAAGTCAAAGGAGCAGTATCACCAATATCCCAAATCGCTTTAGGATAACGTAATTGCGCAACTATGTCTTGACCTACTAAAGTCATATCCGATAAAACCTCGGTTTCGTTTGTTTCTTCCATTAACATACGATCCATAAAATAAAGGCTAAAATTATAAGTAATATTTTTAGCGTTTATAGTTGCACCTGTTAAAGTGTAGAACATAGCAGGGTAAGTAACCTCGCCATTAGACAAACGTTCCCACACATCACCGAAATAAACAAAGTTAATTTGTTCGTGGTCGCTTCCGAGTGTTGTTATCTGCTTTGTGATTTGGTTTAGGCTCAGGCTCATTCTTAATTTTTTCTAAATAAACACGCAGTTTATTTTGGTTTTTTATTGTTGTTACTTTACTCATAATTAGCAATCACTACAACCTCTATTCCCTTGATACAGTTCCTCGAAGCTTTTACCTGCGCAGCAATCAAAATCGCCTAACCAAACGCTCGTTGTGTAAGCATCATTCTCAGGGTGTATTGCATCAATGCCGCTGCCAGGATTAAGGTACTCAGGATAAAGTGTAGAATATTCTTTTAGGTATTTAATCATTCTTTGCTTGTAGAACTCCGCACGAGCCTTATATCTATTCGCCACATCAATCATATCCTGCATCGAAGGGTTCTCGGTATTCTCGCCACCTTTCCTTAACAAGCCTTTGTTATAGAACTGGTACGATAAGCCCATAGGTAACTCACTAAGTACATAATGCACTAAGGTATCTGCTATGTATTGGTCTAATAAAATAACCTCATTAGCATTTAAGTTGTTAGCCGTAATACCTGCTTGAAGCCTGTTGTATAAAGCACTACCAAGCGCAGGTAAGATATACATATCTTGAGCCGTTTTAATCTCAGGTAATACAAGTTTCTCGTCTACGTTTGCGTGTAAGCCAGAGCGGTCTTTAATATTCTGTACGCTTATGAATAATGTGTTTAAACTCATCTTTATTTTCTTTTAACTATGTTTGAACGCCACTCGTGTCTGCAACTTGGAGAATGTGTATTTGTTCCCGGCTTAGTGTACCAACCGCCTCGCCTATCCCATACAGAATAGCCAAGCCTTGCACTCATTTGCTCTATATCGCTACGAGTATAAAACTTATTAGCAGTAACTAAGTATTTGCAAAAAGGTCTGCTTGTATCTAAATCGCTATCATTAAAACCTGCTTTCCACTCGTAAGTGTAACGAATTAAAATCTGCGTTGTTTGTGGCTTAATAGCTTCAACAATTTTACCAATAGGCGCAGTTAATTCCCTTTCGATAATAACGTTACTATCAATCCCTTTGCCTTGCTTTACTTCGCTTGTCTTAATAAAGCCCTTCTCAATTAATAAATCAATTACACGCTTAACCGCACCCACATCTTCTTTTAAAGTGTCAGCTATTACTTCAGGGGTAATTCTTTTATCCTTAACAATTAAGTCCAAGATATTGCTTTGTAATTGTGTTACATCTGCAAACATTTCAAAGTCAGCATCGTCGCTAAATCTTGTTTTGCTTTTAAGAACCTCGTAGTTGTTTCTGTCTTCTCCGAACTCAAAGAAAACTTGAAAATCTTGTTCGCTAAATTCTAAATCTTCAGCACCTAACCAAGTAGCAACCTCTTCGTCGCTTAAAGCATAACCGCCTTTTAACATTGAACTTGCTTGTTCTCTGGTAATCTTACCCTTGTTAAAATCACGAATGATGCGCTGCATATTTTGCCACTCGCGACCTTTCAAACCTTTAATATGCTCGTTCACACTTAAAGGACTTGCTGCCATTGGTTGCTCACTTTCAATAGGCATTCCGTATTTAGTTGGATCAATACCAAGCTTTTCTAATATCCACTCTTTTGGTGCTACTTCTTTTATAATGCTTTCGCTAAAATCAATACCGATTGGGTCGGTAGGTTGTAGCATTAATTCCTCTGTTACACCTGCATATTGTCCAAGCATATTAAATACACCTTCTAATTGCATTTGCTTATAACGAATATAAGTGTTGTTAAAGATTTCGTAGCTATCACGCATCTGTTGTCTATTCCCTAATTGACCAGGAACGGCAATACCAAAAAGGTCAGGGCTTGTAATCTGGTGGCCGCTAAAAATGTTATTCTGTATTAACTCATCTACACGTCCAAAATCTTCTTTAGTTAAATCACTCGCACCCAAATCGTCTACAATAGGCTTTCTTGTTGCATCATTTACAAAAGCAAGTAAATACTTTTTGCCGTCTGCACCCGTGTACATATTGTCGAACTGTCTGCTTACTGCACGTTTCTCGTCAGGGCTTGGCTCTCCGTTTGGTAAAGTAATAAGTTTACTTGCAGAAAACCCTGTTTGAGCATTACCTAAAACGTGCTTACTTACTTCAACATCACTTTCAATGTAGTTAAGCGCACCAAAATAACCCGGAAGGCTATAAACATTCATACCCGGTCTGTATTCTTTTACATAAAGTATTTGAACACCTACAGGGTTTTTAGGATTGAACGCATTGTATATCTCAGCTTTTTCTTGATTGCGTGTAGCCTTCCAATCTTCTTTATACCAAAATTGAGTGTTGTCTTTGTTAGTTCTAATCTTTGTATAATCACAATGCCATAATTCAGCGATTTGTTCGCCCATTACAGACCAAATAACTTGAATATAAGCACCGCCAAATAATTCAATATCTAAAGCTACCTTTTTAGTTAGATCATTTAAAGTTTCCTCTCTATTAACTTGCTTAACAATAGGCTGCTCTCCTGCCCAACCATTACCAACAATGTAGTTCACTTTGCCTCTTACGATAGCATTGTGCTTTGCTGACTTGTTAAAAAGGTCTAATAGGTATTGCGGATAGTCATTATTTTGACCATACTGCATATACCCTTCGCCTTTTTTCTCTTTATATTCCGGTTGCTTTGCCTCGGCAAATGTCAATACTTGTATTTCCATTATTGTCTTATTGTGAATGTGCTTGTTGTTTCGTATTCTGTGAATGATATAGTTGTACCCTCAAGTTCCATTATGCCTGTTTCAAGCAAGTTTAAGCCCGTCGGGTTTGTGTTGGTAGTACTTGTCTGTTCGTAGATTGTGTAGGTGTATTGCCCGTTTAAAGCCGTATTAAAGAAGCTATTAACTACAATAGTGAACTCATTGTACCTTTCCTTGTATGCGCTTATATCTGTATTGTTAAGCCTTACAAATTTGATGTCCGTATTTGTTGATCTATTCTCAAATATAAATAGATAGTTCGGGCTTGTTAAAAGCTGCTTCTCAGTCAAGGTAAGTATTATGTTTTGGGTTTGCCCCTTAATTAATCTTATCACAACTATAAATATAAACTATCACGATTGTTTGCAAAATAAAAAACCCCCGAACAATTAAGTCCGAGGGCATCTATATACAAAACCAAAACAACCTAAGAACCAGGAGTAGTTAAAGCTGCTGCAACTGTAGAGTTAACCTCTGGAGCCATAGCCGCTTCTGCACCTGTGAAAGTTAAAGTGTAACCACTTCTGTCGCCTTCAGCCGTTCCTGTACCAGCATTACCTGCGGTAAGGTCTAAGCCTCTTGTTTTACCTAAGTACCAGTATTTGCCATTGTTATCTTTGGCAACTGCTACTAAAGTGTTTTGAGCTAACAACAAGATTTCGTTTCTTGTATTAGCTTGTAATTTGTTTAATACTACTGTTAATTCTGGAGCATAGAAAACAGTTCCGTTCTGTACGTTTGCATTGATGTTCTCAACGATTTGAGAAGTACCTTTTACAAGTTCGTACTTAAAGAACCTTTTACCTGCTGCCTTAACAAGTGCGGTAATAACACCACTTGCTTCGGTAGTTGAGGTAACGTCTGCTGCTGCTGCAAAATAAACTTCGGTTATACCACCTAAACTGTCTTTACAATCTAAGGTATAATTTTGAGTTAAAGCGCAAGGCATATTTTAGAAATTAATTAGTTTAAAAAATGGGTAGGTATATTTCAACCTACCCGATAAATTATGCAAGGATAAACTTCACTACTTCGTCAGGGAATGCAATGTTTACACCCATCTTAAACTCAGATACAAAGCGAACCTGGTCTGCCTCTTTTGCGTAGAAGATTTCGAATTTTTCTTCTTCGTTCAATAAGTCAGTTCCTAAGAACATATTGCTTAAACGCATAGCGTAAACTTTGTTTGTTCCGTTAAGACCTGCAACTGCAATAACTTTGATTGTAGTTCCCGGAAGTACAAATTCGCTATCAGCCTTTACATCTACTGCATAAGAGAAAGCATTGCTATTCTTAAGAGCAACAGTGTAAGTTCTGAATAAATCTTGACCGCAGAAGATAGTCATATCGTCAGCAGCTACAACTTTTGCAGGAATTGCTTGGTAAACACCATCAAAGATGCTAATTACGTTAGCAGCAGTAATAGAGCTTAAAGGCGCACCACTAATAAAAGTAGAAGCGTTTGCAGCTACAACACCTGAAGCAGCACCGATTAACTTAACAAGACCATCGAACTTGTTTAAGTTTACGTTTACACTTGTAGTGTCACCTTGCCATAAAGCAGTTTCTAATTGTGCAGCGATTGTCTTAGCTTTCTTTTCAGAATACTCTTGCTCAAAAGGAATAGAATCATAATAAGACCCTGTTGGCAAAGATTTTTGAAGGTACTTTGACTCTAAATCCTTCGGGCATAAAGCTTCATTTAGCTTAATTTTTCCAGGGCTAACCGTGCGCTGAGTGAAGGTCGTCGATCCGCTTGCGTTGAACCCGCAAGAAGCACCATCTTGGAAGATAGCGTCAGTTTCCATAATGTTAATCTTTTCGCTTGACTTTACGCCAACCATAACGTTACCTGCGCTCTTAATAAGAGAAGCAGTTTTTGCACCCAATACAGATGAAGTTACAAGTAGAGCCTCGTTTTCTTTTGTATAGTTTGCTAATGCAGATACATCAAATCCCATTTTATTTTATTTTTATTTGTTTAATAAAGCGTTTCTAAATTTTTCTAATTTTTCTAACTTCATATTATGAGTAGTAACATTAGAACTAAAGTTGTTTTTTGGTTGCGCAATAGGTTCAGCGTTAGGTGTCTTTGTAAGTGCTTCTATTAATTCAGCTACTTGACTAAAGCCATTCTTAACTTTTGCCTCTAATTGCGCTACTTGTGTTTTAAGATTTTCGTTTTCAGAAACTAAAGCAGCGATTTCGTCTGCCATTTTCTCGTCCATCTTTTTACCCATTTCAGCAGGTGTTTCGTCAGCTTCTTTAGCTTCTGCTTCTGGAGTTTCAATAGATAAGATTTTAGCGGCTTCGTCTAAAACAATTTTAGTGCCGTCTGCTAATTGGTGTTCGCCAACAGGAGCAGGACTTCCGTCTGCTAAAGTAACTTCGCCACCGATAGCTAATTCGCTAATCATAACCTTCGTTCCGTCCATAAGGCTATATTCCGCGAATGTAACAGGTACCTCTTCGATAGGTGCTTCAATAGGAGCCGGAGCCTCTACTTGTGGCATATCTTCGAATAAAGCCCTAATTTGCATAATTGCATCTTTTGCGTTCATCATTCTTTTTGTTTAAATATTAATAAAAGATTTTGTTTATCATTTAACCCGTTGCAATATTTCCTTTATTGCATTCATAAGTTCTTGTTCTTT